GGACCTACAGACCCGGGCAGGATGAGGTTGAATTGTACTTGGAGCGGAAGGGCGGTGTGAATTATGGCACAGATTAGAGTGGCGGACGGATTTGACCAACTACTCAGAGAACTCACAAGCCTTGACGCGGATAAAATGTCCGATGAGATGCTAAAAGCCGCCGAACCGGTAATGCTGGAAAAACTGAAACATCATGCCGGCAAACATCGTGATTCGGGAAGAATGGCCGCTTCTATCAAGTCCACTGGCATCAAAACTAACAAGAGCGGTAAATTCCTGGTAGTGCGACCGACAGGCAAGGACAGTAAAGGAGTCCGTAACATGGAAAAGATGGCATATCTTGAATACGGCACCTATAAGCAAGCCGCAACACCGGTAGTAACGCCTGCCGTCAAAGATGCCGAAAGCACAGTCGAACGTGAGATGGACGCTATCTTTGACAAGTACATGGAAAAGGTAAGGTGATTGCATGAACACCTTCGCAAGAATCCAAAACATCGCAAAGAGTCTGAATATCCCTGCATATCCGGACCTGTACACGGGCAAAGATTCCGCAAGACCCGAGCGATGGATCACATACAATTTTGCGGCAAACAACGGTGACTTGTACGGAGATGATGCACCAAACGCAGTAGTCCACTCCATACAAGTGCATCTGTTCATGCCAGCGAATAAAAACTTTTTTGCCATTCAGAACAGCATCCGACAGGCACTGTTCGAGGACGGCTTTACTTATCCGGAAGTAACTGTGTTGGTCGATGAAGTCACCACTGCCAATTCCGGAACGAGTAAGCTCAGACACATCGTGTTTGAGTGTGAGACTGAGGACGAAGATTTTTATGAGGAGGATTAACCATGGCATATATTGGTGTAAGAAAACCTTATGTTGCTAAAAGGACCGGCGTTGGTGCATACGGCACACTGCAGGTATTCGGCAAGGCAACCACATTTGAAGAAGCTCCGAACGTTGGAGAGGCTACACTGTACGGTGATGATGCTCTTGCTGAGTCCGAGCGCGGTGTGACATCTGCGGCACTGACGCTCGGAACCACAGATATTCCGGCGGAGGTATTCACGGAAGTATTCGGGCATACCAAAACGCAGTCCGGTAACGAGATCACATCCAACATCGATGATTCCGCTCCGTACTGCGGTTTTGCAGTCATCGGTGTAAAGAAGGTAGACGGCGTGAGAAAGTACGAAGCGCGCGTCTATCCTAAGACACAGTGGGCGGAACCCACTACCACACTCACCACGCGCGGTGAGAATACCGAGTTCCAGACACCCTCCGTAAGCGGTACAGCAATGGCAGAAGACGGAGGCGTGTGGAGATATCAGCAGGACTTCGACACGGAAGCGGCGGCCATTGAATATATTCAGACCAAACTTCCTATACCAAAGCCCTGATGATCACAAACAACTAATGGGCATTATTGGGGGCGGTACATCCGTCCCCTTTTTTTTGCTTGATGGAGGGATGAAGATGTTCGAAGAGAAATTAAAAGAATTTGAGCTTAATGAAACCATGTATCCGTATAAGTGTTCTTTGTTGGTGCTGGACAGGGTACAGAGGGAAGTCGGAGACCTGGTCGAGACGGAAGATAAGATTCGCGGTTTTGTTCCGAAAGTTGAAGCGGATGGACTGATTGACAGAACGACAGGTCGCTACACCTTACCTAATATAGATGTTGTCTGCAAACTCTTGTCTTGGATGATAGAAGAGGGCATCGAGATCAGCGGATCCGAGCTTACCGCACCGACTCCAAAGGACCTGATGCGGCAGGAAGAATACGGCTTGACGGAACTGGCAACAGTTGTGTTCCGTGAGTTCGAGGACTGCGTGACCGAAAAAAAGTCGAAGAAACAGAAGAACACGAAGAAATAGACGGATACAGATTGCCCACACAGAAGACACTGATTGATATGTCATGGGTAGTGTATGTGGGAATGCAGATAGGGTATACGGAAGAACAGATAAGTCACATGTACTACAAAAAGTGGCAGTCCTTATACAAGCAATTCCAGAAGCACCACAACATGATTGTAAAGAAATTAACCTATCAAGGAGCGTGACGGAATGGCAAGAAAGATAGGTGCTGTTATCGCTCTTGACGGCGAACAGCAGTTTAAAAATGCGGTTACGGCTTGCACGAAATCTCTGAATAACATGAAGTCTGCTCTAAAGTTGGTGGAGACCCAGACAGCAGGGCAGAAAAACAGTCTTGAGGCGTTACAGAAAAAGCATGATGCTTTAAATAATGTCCTCGGTGCGGCGAAGTCCAAACAAGAAGCTATCAGGCAGGAGTTTGAGAAATCCAAGCAGAAATATGAGGATATCGGCAAAAAGCTGGATGAGTACAAAGGCAACCTTGCCGAAGCAAAAGAAAAACTGGAAAAAATGAAGGCATCCGGCGAGGCAACGGACGAAGAGCTGGAAGAGCAGGAGCGAGTGGTTGCCAAAGCAGCCGATGCTGTGGATCGGGCGGAAAGGTCCTACGAGTCAGCCGGAAACCGTGCGGAAGACTGGCAGAGACGTTTGAACGATGCCACGACAGAAGTAACTAATGCGGAACGTGCGGTAAACGAGAATGCCGATGCCATGGAAGAGCTGGAAAAGGCAACGGATGAAGCAGGCGGCGAGCTGGATGATTTCGCGGATGAGGCTGATGATGCAGCCAAAAGCACGGGCGAGGTCGAAGTCGGCTTAAAAAGCATGATCAAGGCCGCCGCTGTCGACCTTGCTGTAGAGGGAATGAAGAAGCTGGCCGATGCTGCGATCGAGGCCGCGAAGTACGCGGTTGAAGTCGGTTCTTCGTTTGAGGCTGGCATGTCCAAGGTCAAGGCCGTTTCGGGTGCCAGCAATAAAGACATGGAAGAGCTGTCCGCAAAAGCTAAGCAGATGGGCGCAACGACCAAGTTCAGTGCTTCCGAAGCTGCCGATGCCATGAACTACATGGCCATGGCCGGTTGGAAGACCAAGGACATGTTAAACGGTATCGAGGGCATCATGTCTCTTGCAGCCGCATCCGGTGAGGACCTTGCAACAACGTCCGATATCGTAACCGATGCTTTGACGGCGTTCGGTAAGACCGCACAGGATTCGAGCCGATTGGCCGATATCATGGCGGCGGCAAGTTCCAATGCCAATACAAACGTCTCCATGATGGGTGAGACGTTTAAGTACGCGGCACCTGTTGCCGGTGCTTTAGGCGCAAGCATGGAAGATACCGCGCTTGCTGTCGGCTTGATGGCCAACGCAGGTATTAAGGCATCTCAGGCAGGTACCGCAATCAGAGCAGGTCTTACAAACCTTGTAAAACCGTCTAAGCAGGCATCCGATGCCATGGCCAAGTATGGCATTGAGATTCAGAAGAATGACGATGGATCCGTAAACCTCCGCGAGACGATGATTCACTTGCGCGAGGTCATGGGCGGCCTGACAGAGACCGAGCAGGCAGCTGCAGCGGGCGCGATCTTTGGTAAGAATGCAATGTCGGGATGGTTGGCGATCGTCAACTCATCCGATGAGGACTTTAATAAGCTGGCTGACGCCATCGACAATTCGGACGGCGCGGCAAAAGGCATGGCAGAGACCATGGGAGACAACCTGCAGGGTAAACTGACCATACTGCAATCTTCCTTGGAGGGTCTGGGAATTGCGCTGTACGAAAAGGTCGCGCAACCGTTACAAGGTGCTGTCGAGTTTGCAACAGGTGTTGTCAGTGATTTGACACTGGCACTCAGCCCGGCGAAGTCTGACATGGAATCGTTTCTTGACGATTTGACCGAATCAAACAAACAGGTTCAGCAGTCGCTTGACCATGCGAAAGAGACTGTTTCCAATGCAGAAACGAAAGTTGCTGAACTGGAGGCGTTTGGGTCAGAGTTCGACAGCATCCTGTCTGATTGTGATCAATTCAACGCTGTTACGCTCGATGATGGGCGTATTGCAATATGCAATTCTACAGGCGAAATTGTCGGTTACGTCAACGATGTGGGAGAAACCGCAACCACAACAGAAGGGATCCTTGACCAGTGGGCGAGCGGCGGTCTGAATACATCCGGCATCAAGACCACATCCGAAGAAGCTAAAGGTATGATCGGTTATGTTTCCGAGGAAGCTGATACAGTGGAAACACGCCTCGGGAAATTTGCCGAACAAGGCATTGACACCAAACCAATTGAAGAAGGAACGCAGGTTATCATTCAGGCGTTTGATGAGACGGGTGACGAGGTTGAAACGTTCACGGGCGACATTGACGAAGCCGGAAAAGTCAAATTTGACCCGAAACACATAGAGGGCGGCACGGAAGCTGTCATCACTGCGTTTGATCCCGCAACAGGGGCGGTAGAGACCTTCAAAGGGTCGATTGACGCACTCTCAAGCGGCGAAATCGACATGTCCAAGATTGTCAATGAGTTCGGCAGGGTAGAGGACTCCACACGGAAGACCTATCACATCACCGATGAGTTCACAAAGGCGAAAATCAGCCACATGATTAACGTACTCGGCGATTCCGTGGATGGCTTGGCGGACGCATGGAATGAAGAAACAGGCGAACTGACAGCGTCGCGCAAAGAGTTGGCGGAGTGGTTTGACACCGCGAAAGAAGTCGCAAAATACACTGCATTAAAAAAAGCTTTAGAGGAAACATACGCCGCATGGGGCGAGGCTTCTGTCAATCAAATCCAAGCAAAGAGTGCTCTTCAAAAAGCTCAACAAGATTTAGATGAATTTATCAAACATTCCGGAAAAACAATTGATGAACTGAACTCTTTAGCAGAAAAAGGCGGGGACGAAATAGGATGGGAGTACGAAAGACTCACTAAGAATGTTGCTGCCGCAAAGGTTGCGTTTGATGACTGTGACGCGACACTGAATGAAGCAACAGAACTCATGGACACCACATCCGAATCCCTAAAGCCTGTCATTGAGGAAATGGAGGGCTGGGATCAAACCGCCGAAGGTGCCGCAGATTCTACCGGAGATGCCGCAGGTGCGCTAGATGACTTAGGAGATGAAGCAGACAAAGCCGCCGAAGAACTGCAAAACGCCATCAAAGCACTACAGGACGAATACAACGCTACAGAAAACCTAACGGAACAGTTTAAAAATAAAGTTGTCGAATCGTTCGATGAAGCGAAAGAAGCTGCCACGATTGACTTTAACCCGTTCGAACAGTGGACGCAAAACGCAGAAAACGGTATTGCAAAATTTACCGAGTCTATGGGCGCGCAGATAACCGGGTTGATGATGTACCGTGATAACCTTGCTGTAGTCCGTGACAACATGGGGCAGATATCACCTGAATTTTTAAAGTATCTTGAGGACATGGGCGTAGGCGGTGCGCAGCTTGTGCAAGAGCTGGCAGACTGCTTCAGAAACGGCGATGCGTCAACGGCTGAATTTTTGGTGCAGCA